CATAGTATCAGGAGAGCCACCCATTTCACCTTGAGCTAAAAGAGGTAAATTAGTTACTTCATCCATCATGTTTTTAGACATATCATAAATAGCCGCTAATTCATTTTGATGTGATGGTATTTCGAAAGTGGCGAATGATTTTCTTACATCACCCTCAGGATCATTAATAAACCATATTTTTTTAGGCTTAAGATCCCATAAACCATCCGTGGGAGTAATTGAATGCCTGTTGATAATTATTTGTGGGGCAGTAGATAAACCAGCGTTATCCAGCAACATCCTCCAAGCTGAGTTCATTATTCTTTGCTCGTGTCTTACGATATAAGGGATTCCAACACCAAATATTGAACTATCATCTTTTTCATATGTGAACATGGAATAAGGGTTTTCCCCCGTTTCCATTGGGTTCATATCGACCCTAATTACATAGGAGCCAATAAATACGACAACAACTTCCCTTTCTTCTAGCTCATCATCCTTATCAATATCACATCCACAAGCAATTAAATCGTCCTTTTCTAAGGTGCCATGATATTCCCATAACTCATACTTACCTTTGTTAATATCGACATTGAGGTTTGATAACTCTCTTAGTTTAGCTATGTAGCTAGATCCAGACGCGTTTTGTGTTGCAGGCTGTTCTTTTAAAACTTTTCTTATTTGTTCCGGCAAATACCCAGGTCTTTTTGATAATTCTATTAATTGTTTCTTTGACACAAAACGTCTTTCAAATATAAAAATGCATTCATTAATACTGGTAGCTGACATATCAGGAAAGAAATCCCATAATTTAACATGCTCTGCCCCTGGCTTATACTCATTAACAACATCTAACGAATAAACATCATCTTGAACATTTTTCCATTTTTTTCTGGTACGATTAATTACTACAGGAGCCTTGATAACACCACAACCAAACAAACATCCATCATGAATAACATCCCTACAAACATCCTGATAATGAGATTCTGTTAACTGGTCGCTTATCTCTGCCTGCATTAAATCAGCTCTATCTCTTGCTTCCTGTAAAACTATCTCCGCGTGTTGCCCGTAATTCATCGGCTCCTCGTTCTCATCCAGAACCGGACCGCCCACTTCATTTTCGAGCATTTTTGTAGAGCTTAACATCCTATCTATTTCTGGAACTGGAGTTGGTTTAATCCCCCAATTTCTATCATCTGTCGGAAATAACATATCAGATAATCTAGCTTCAGCCGCATTAGTTTTTGACCTTGTACCGTTGACAAAAGCCCTAGAATTACCTGACTTCTGTAATCTTGATTTAGTTTGTGCATCATAACCACCAAGATATTGCTCCAGATCAGCAAGCCATCTGTCCTCTACAACCTGTCTTATTCCTATTTGTTCTTCAGCCAGTCTTAACAAACCAGCACCAACAACATTAATTTTGTCAATATCATCTACAAATTCATTCATTTATTATTCCCCGTTTTTTAATATCCAGATACATCATCAGATACACTATAGTTAGTTATTATTTCTACTGGTTTTGATAATTTTCTTATTGCTTCACACCCATACCTTAACGAATCTATTACATGATTGTTTTTATCTTCAAATATAGGTAGAATTAAATCTGTTAATGGATCTACTTTAAAGCTGTAATCAGTAAGTTCTTGTATTGACTCTACACATCTAGGATGTACAATAATATCATATGATTTTAAAAATTCCACTCCATCCTTTATTGATCCTGAACCCTTTGATGCTCCTATAATCTTAGGATAACCGTGCGACCTCATATAGCTAATTGTTTCTGGTCTTGCGCTATCCGCTGTAATAAAATATTTATTAGATTCAGGAACGCTTGCAAATAGGTCAGGAGTGTTTACTATTTCACAGCCAACCATTACAGCTTCATAATCAATAAATAAAGCATTACCTTCAATACTAAACCTAACTAAAGCTGTTGGATCATTTGCAAAGCCCCAGTCGGCACCAAATCTAAAAATTGTCCCTACTGGTCTTTTAAATTCTTTTACAGTCCAGTTATTAAACACCCTTGCACGACTGCTTTTTTTATAACCACCCAGCCATACATGAGTATATTTATCTATATCACGCCCTCTATCGTATTCCATTTCTTTTTGTAATACGTCTGGGAACCAAGGATTGTCTTTATAGTTGCTTTCAATGACTATTGAACCTGGAGGAGGGCCTTCTGTTCTTAAAAATTTATCTACCGGATCTGTTTCTTTTTCTGGATTCCAGCTAAACCATAGCTCTGAACTTTTTTTTCTTATCGTTGGTCTTAATAAGTCTAGTGATCGCTGACTTAGTGTTTGAGCTTCTTCAACCCAAGCTATATCAAAATCTTCTAATGATTTTATGGAGTCTGCTGTATGATTCTGCATACCCTGGAACAGAATGCTACCACCGTTTCTTGCTTTTATAATAGAGTCCTGGACTTCAAATAAGTGGCCAACACCCATTGATTCTATTTTTATTTCTAATAATTTTTTAACAGACTGTGCTAATGACTTCTGAATTTCCCTGACACAAATTGAATCTAACTTTCTTGATGCATGGCTTTCTATCATTAATTCAGCAAAAAAATGGCTCTTCGCGCTCCCTCGCCCCCCATACAATCCTTTGTATCTGCTTGGCTGTAATAAGGGTTTAAATACTCTTGCAGTAGGAATATCAAGTTCCATCTACTATTGTCCTCTTTACTGCTGTTATTATTTCTCCTTCCAACTTAACTTCCTTCTTATCAACCAACATCCCCAAGTGTTTTGCTGCAAGTTCTATTTGTTTTCCTTTGTCCCAGAACTTTATCTCTTTAACTTCTGTAGTTACATCATCACCAGCTCTTTTTTCAACCACTTTGATAGATGATATAGTTGCTGCCACCTCAACCGGCCAATCCTTTATTGGCAATAGATTTCCATCATTATCAAAACAATTTCTAGGGTCATTAAAAGCCAGCCTAGCTATCTCTTGGATTACCTGTCCTTCTGTTTTACGATATTCTTTTTCTGCTACCTCTCTATTGATAGCCTTTAATTCAGCCACCCTACGCTTAACCTCTGGCCTTTTTGCTAGATTCCAAGCTCTTGTCCATATAGATGTATCCAACGCCTTAGTATCAGGTAACATGAAGCGATAAGCTGCCGACTGATTATCAGTTCTTGCCAGCTCTTCACAGAACGCCTCTAGTTTTACCGTTAACTTCTTCATTTGCTTACCGTACCTACCACTTTAACAGCCTCTCTCTATAATGTTTATTTATTACATCAGGGAATGTTTTTGTTTGTCTCATCTGCATGCTTAGAATTACATCCTCTTCCTTTAGCTCTTTCTTGATTGCTTTGTTAATATTAATTGTTAAGTGCTTATTACATAATTTAGCTATCGACATAACCAGGGCTTCATGATGCTCTTCTTTGTTTATCTCTTTTATAAAGAAGTAAAAGTTTTTTTGTGTCGAATCATATAGTCCAAGTTCTTTGATTGCATTTATAATAATAGCAACAAAACTTGTATAATCATCCTTATTGATAGAAAATCCAGCTTTATTTATATTGTTGCAAAAAAAAACAATCTCCTCTCTCTCACTCTTATTTATCAGGCTCATCTATTTTAAACTCCTCTGGATGCAATTCATTTAAAAAATAAGATATTACCGATACATTCATAACATTTATATTTACAGCTTCTATAACATCCTCAATCCTTGCTAGAACCAGAGTTATTAGTATGGTAGTGAATGGTCCGGTTTCAAAATAAACACCAGCAAGCATTACTAAAAGAAAAGATAATCTCACAACCTCTAAAAACCTATCCATTATTTCTCTCCATATCAAAGTACATTGGTCGGGGTGGCTAGAATCAAACTAGCGTTACTACGTTCCTTACAGCTTTTCTATCAACTGAAATACACCCCGTCAATGTATTTTTTTTACAAATGCTAAAATATTATGCTATATTATACTACATTGTCGAATACTTATATATCAAAATAAAATTGAACTTTTTTATTATTTACTGTCTAAATTACAAAACTTACAAGGAGTGCCATTATGAAACAATATATGACCGAATACCTGAATGCATACGACACTTACCATCCAGATACACATCAAGAGATAATCGACTTATCATTAGACAATAAGTTGTTTGTTGAAACGTACATTTTTTGCCGTGATGTTTATGCTAAAGCTGTTAATGAGGTTAATGAAAACGTATAAAATAGAGCAAAGAACAATATATACTTCATCACTACCGGATGAAGTTTCAATTATAAATGGCCGCACTTCGTTATATGAAACTAACATGGCAATATCCTCCTGCGCTAATACATGGGAACATGAATCAAATTTAATTCAACATCACGCTGGACAAAGTGTTGTATTTTTTAATAACAAACGTATTGAATTTACAAGGCTGCCAGAAATCAATACAGGAGTTTAAAATGAGAATTTTACGAATAATAGCAGGTTTTATGTCAACTGTTATTACTATGTCAATAGTGGTAATAATTGC